TAGAAATACCAGCAGGGTTACTTTGTTTCAGTACTAATGAACAATTCTTATTCTCTTCAGATGCAGAGATAATGAATCCAGATACTGCTAAGTTAAGATCAGTATCTATGTATAATTATCATAAGATTGTACCTCCTATATCATTAGGTGCTACAATTGGATACATAGATAACTCTAATAAGTATAGTCGTTTCATGGAAATGGCTAGTATAGCTAGAGAACAAGAAGCAGCTGTAGTTAATACGAGTGAAGTAGTACCGAGAATATTACCTAAAAATCTAGATTTACTCACTAATTCTAGAGAGAATGGTATAGTATTATTTGGTAAAACAAATTTAGATACAGTAATAGGGTATAAATATATTAATCAGGGTGAAAATAGAATTCAATCTGCATGGTTTAAATGGAAATTTAATGTAGGTCTTAAATGGCATTTCATTTTTAATGATGAGTATTACTTTTTAGATTCTGATGATTTCCTACAAAAAATTAATTTAGTACAATCAGATGAAGATCTAAGTATAGATCAAGATAATTTAAATTATCCTATACATCTTGATAATTGGACTAGGGTTACAGGTTGGCTTGGTAATTATAATCCGACTACTGATATAACTGAATATGAGAATAGATCAGAATGGATAGATGAAGTTACTTCACCTAATGGTGAACTTGTAGCATTAGATCTAGATACTGATACTAGAAGATTAACTAGATATAGTCCTGTTACTATTGTTAATGATGCATCAAATAATCCAGATGATTTTTCATTACCTGGTAATTGGGAGTATTCAGAGTACTGGGAACTTCCTAGTGCTAATGTAAACACTACTACTGATGACATTACATTAACTACAGCTCCTGCTAAACATAATTTAGAAACTGGTGATCCAGTTAAATGGTTACAAGGAGTTAGTGGAGCTTCTGGATTAACTAATGATACTGTATACTATGTAATAAAAATAGATGATCAAAAGATTAGATTAGCTACTACTGAAGCTCTTGCTAACGCTTTCGTTATACCTGGAAATCAAAATAATATAAATATAACTAGTACTGGTACAGGTACACATACACTAAGGAAACAGATAACAAATATATACCTTGGTTATGTATATGAATACAATGTTAAATTTCCTAGATTCTATTTACAGAAAGTAGAAGGTAAACAAGTTCAATCTGATGTCAATTCTAAACTAACAATACATAGAGCTAAATTGAATTTCGGTAAAGTTGGATATTATGAAACTACATTAAATAGAGTAGGTAAATCTGATTATACTGAAATATATGAATCAACACCAGCTGATCAATATGAAGCATCTGATGCACCATTTTTAGATGAAGTAATAAAAGAAATACCTGTATATGAAAGAAATACAAATGTAGAGTTAACTTTAAAATCAAGTCACCCATCTCCTGCTACTTTAAGATCTTTGTCTTGGGAAGGAGATTACTCACCTATGCACTATAGACGTGTCTAAATATATTCACCCTGCAACAATTGAGGCTGCAATTACTGTAGCCTCTAATTTACTTCCAGAAGACCGTAGAGAGGTCGAAGAAGGTCACGGGCTAGATCCTATTGAAGAGCTAACTTTAGCTGTTCACAGGTGCTCCTGTGTATGGTTCGAGGTGCCTAACGGCAAGACTGCTGGTATGGCTGGAGTCGGACCTAATGGAGAAGTATGGATGTTATGTACATCTGCTATCCATGACTACCCAATAACCTTCGCAAGGGAAGCAAAGCGATTCATCGAGAGTAGACCTGAACCGCTATTATGGAACATCGTTGATAAACGTAATACTGTTCATTTAAAACT